AATAGGCAACACCGTGCTCAGGTCGATGCCGTAAATCGTAGCAATGCGATGGCACGACAAAAATATATTAACGACATAACTATCTCAGCTTACAACGATCAACGTAAAGGTGAGGTATTTACAGCACAATTACAAGCTGATGCTGCAGCAAGGTCTGCATATTATCAGCAAAAACAAATTAATCAATTAGAACACAATAGAGCATCTGAGGCTGCTCAAGCAGAGCTAAGGGAAAAAGTGACTAAAACAATGTTTGATAGTCAGACAAACTTAGCAAAAGCAATTAAAGCTCAAGGATCAGTACTAGCAAGCGGACAGCAAGCTGGTCAATCTATGATGCTGACTCTTGATGATATTGAAAGAGAATACGGTATGGCAAATGCACAACTCGATGCAACCATATTTGATGCAACAAGGGCTTATGGTATTAAGCAATTTGGTCTAGACTTAGATAACTATGCTGCTAATACTACAGCTTACAACAACATATCAACATCCGCTTACGTAGCTCCTACAGCTTCGTTCATGACAGAAAGACCAATCGAACAGAAAGCTCCTCCTAAACCTTCTCCACTTGGCCCAATACTTGGCGGTGTAAGCACTGCATTAAGTGCGGGTACAGCTTTGGGTGGTGAAAGTTACTGGCAAGAAACATTTTTTAAAAAATAACAAATAACTAAGGTTATGACATACTCAGGTAGTACACAAAACTCCTCGTATTCCAAACGCACATACAACAAGAAAGACGCAAATGATCTTGCTCAATTAGCTAAGGCTATGGATAAGCAGCGTAAGGATACGGTAACAGAATTTAGAAAAGCAGCAACCGATCAAATCGGTGAATTAGATCGACAAGATAAAATACAATACAGTAACGATCAATTTCAATTAAAACAATTATCAAAATTTAGTGATACTTTAAATAACTTTTTAGACACAACTGCTAAAACTATTGGTAAAGCATATATTGATAATAAACGCCAAGAAGGTATAGAATTAGAAAGAAGATACCGTGCGGGTGATGCGGAAGCAATAGAAATTATTGATGGTAATAAAGAGCAACTAAAGGAGATTGAGGAACAAGTAAACTCAATGTCTCAAGAAATCAATGAGTCTGTTGACGCATTTCTTAGTAGAAAAGCAGAGGAAGAGATTTCACTTAAAGATAAGATAAGAGCTCTTAACGTAAAAAAACTTGGCCCAAACATTCGTTGGGGTTTTGTAAGAGCTCAGTTACAAGAAGCTGCTCAAGGTTATAGTGCACATTTAGTTGATACTTTACAAAACAGTGAAGAGCAATTTACAACTAAAGATGGTTCAGAGTATACTATTGGTAAATATAGTGAGATACTAAACCCAGATCATAAAAAAGAAATTGAGGATTATGTTGAAGATCAGTACATCGCTAACAACAACCCGTTTGGTGCTGCTGATGTAGTTAGAAATTCTTATCTTACAGCAAAGGTAGTTGAGACTACTGACAAGTACAGAGAAAAGGAATATATAAAAGAAAGATCACAACTAGGTGAAGAACAACAAACTGGTAGAGTTAACAAACTTATTACAGCTTCTATAAGTTTTGATGCTGATAAATTTACGATTACTACTCTAGCAGACGGTTCAGAAGTAAAAGAAAATGCAACAATTATTGCTCTTGATAGTTCTATACAAAGTCTTTTAACCGAAGGCCCTGGCAGTGAAGCTATGGTCAACGATAATGTTAGTCCATATAAAGCAAACAAAACTAGAGTTATAGAAGCTATAAAAGAGGCTTATTCATTTTTAGACTCTGATACTGCAGCAGAACTTACTGAACATTTATTAACAAAAAAATTTAAGATGGCTGGTATGGAGGGTACACTAGAAACCCTAATGGCAGGTGACTTAAATTTAAAAGAAATATTATCAGATCATGGTAGTAAGGTAGCTTTACAAAATGAAAGATTACGTAAAGCACAACTTGCTGATTTTGATACAGAAATTAATGGGTATTACAAACAATATCGTGAAGGTAAATTAACTATACAAGAAGTTAGAGAGCAAGCTAAAGTAATTAAAGCAAGTGGTAGTTACGATTTAATATTTGATGAAAAGGACTTTCAAACTAAACTTACAGCTTTAGAAGAGTTTAATCCAGCTCATTTTAACTACACTGATTCTATGGGTAAAGCCGATGACATTATGGGCGAGCGAGGATTTTTGACCAGTGCAGATATGTTACAATTTCATCCAGAAGCTCTGAAAGAAATAATGGAAGATGCTAATGGTAAGAAAGAAAGATTTGCATTTAAAGAAAATCTTATCTGGGCTAAGATGGGTAAATCAAATTTCGAGACTCTTTTAGACAAAACTTTAGAACCCATTAATGGTACAATAGATTCTATAGTAAAAGAAACAGCTATTGATTTAACTGATGACATAGCAATGGATGCTATTAAAGATGGCACTAGGGAGTATTTACTACGTAAAGCTAACCTGTACTATCTAAATGGTAGTTCTGGAGCTAAGGCATTACAACAGGCTTCTATAGAAGTTGGACAAGAACTTGTTGCTGGTACAGGTATTTTTGCACGAGATGGTGAAAAATTTACTGATATAAGATTACAACCACCAACTATCGAAGATGGACAATCAATAGAAGATACAATAACTGCAGGTACTATAGTTACAAATAAATTAGATATACTACAAGCATCTGGTAAACAGGAAGATTTTATAGCAACTAAAATTCTTATACCTGCAGGTAGTAAATTACTAAATCCAGAAGTAGGTGAAGATGGTATTATACGTAAATTACCTAACTCTTTGTTTGAAATAGCAGAGTATAGCGAAACAGGTTATACAGCTATAGATGTTTTAAATTTACAACGTAAGTTAAATGACTTAGAGCCTTATAAATTAAGTGAGTTTTCTCCCGAACTACAGGCATTACATAATAATGTTAAAGAAAAATATCCACATTTAGCTAAAGTTTTTAACAGCAGTGCAGAAGGAACAGCAAGAGCTATAGATGAAATGGGTGCTGTTGACCTAAACACACTAACAAACTCTGTCATTGTTAACATAGAATCACCTATATTTGAAGGAGACTTAGAAACTGTATTAGATAGATTTGGTTATGAAAAAGATGAGTTTGATAACAATAGTTTAGTACAAGAAGAAGTAAGACGTAAACAAATTAACTACCTACTTAAAAAAGCATTAGAAACAACTAATGACAAAAATCAAGCTATTCTTATGGTAGCTACTGGTATGAGATTTGGTGAAGGTTCTATGAATGATTATGGTGAGGGTAGTATATATGATGATATTAGTAACCAAAAATCTGATTATGCCTATTCTGTTTTAGATGCTTATTACTCAGGAGATACTTCTAAGTTAATAGGTACTTATAGTAGTGATACAATCGGTGTAGGTCAGTTTAGAGATCTTACAAAAGTTGAAGCTAAGTATAACTTAGAACCTAATTATGTTATAGAAAACATTGTAGGTAATGTTAAGAATATAAATCCAAGAGATACAAACAAAAATAAAGCTATTCTAGAAATACTTGAAAATGAACAGTTTATACCATCAAAAGATATAGTAATACCTAGTGCTGGTCTATTTGGTAGAAGTGTTATGCGTAACCCTCTATATGACAAGTACTTACAAACTTTAAAAATCTACAAAGATATTGACAGCCTTACAAATAAAATACGTAAGCAAGATGCAAGTATACTTAACAGTAAAACAGAATACTTTAACTTACAAAAATTATTACAGGCTCAAGAAACTCATGATTTAGGTGGTAAGTATGTAGCAATTACTGATTCAAAATTCTTTGTCTATAGAGATGAATGGATGGAGAAAAATGGTAATAGGTATCAAGGTGCAGACAAGAAAACAATCAAACAATTAAACAAAGAAAGAATGGAATACATACTCTTAAAATCTAAAGAATACTTAGGTCTAGAATAATTATGAGCGACACATTAAGACCAATAAACTCGTATGATTATCCTACCGATACTGAGTTTCAAGATTTACGAGAGGTAGGAAATGAACTTTTAAAAGAAAAGAAACTTGAAGCTAAGATACTAGAGCAACAGAAAGCAAAAGCAGAAGATCAAGGTTTTATAGCTGACAATCCTAGAGATGCTTTGAGTGATGTTGCTTCTATAGTTCCTGGAGCAGCTATAGACGCTGTAGAAAGTATTGGACAGTTTTTAGATCTTAGCGGTGATACACTTAACACAGCAGCTGCTAACTTGTTTGGACATCATCAATTTGAATCTGACAACCCTTTTAGTGATAAGTATGAAAAAGGTAACTGGCTAGATGTACCAGATCAGTTTACACCTGAGACCAAATCAGGTCTTGGTAAACTAATGAGAGGTTTAGGAGAGTTTGGTATACTAGCAGTACTAACTGCAAAAACAGGTGGAGCCCTTGGGGGTGCTTTAGGTGGTGGTAGAGCTCTTGGTGCTGGTACTAAAATGGCTAGTCTTGTAAACAAGATGAAAGCTGGTTCTAGACCTATGCAGTTTCTACTTAGTCCTAAAGCAGCAAAGTATAGTAAGATAGCCAGCGAGGGTGCTGTAGCTGACTTTATTATGAATGATAGTGAAGAAGCTAATATAGCAAACCTTGTAGATCAGTATGCTCCTATAATACCATTTACTAAAGCCTTAGCTGTTAACGAAGAAGATAACCCATACTCAGCTCGTATTAAATCAGTTATAGCTGGTGCGGGTATGAACATTGTAGGTCATGCTTTGGTAGGTTATTTAAAAGGTAAGTTTGCTGCTACTAAAAAAGCAAAAGAACTTATTGAAGAACAGAAACTACTAAAAGGCAATAATCCTAAATTACTTAAAGGTTCAACAGATGCAGTAGGTAAAGGTTTTGTTATCAAAGACTTTTATTCTGACGTTATCAACAGAGCAAACAACGAAGGTACTCAAGTTATGTATGATTACATACGTAAACAAGGGTATGATGATGCTGCTGAAGCTAGAGTACAAGCTAACACTAACTTTGCTGAAGGTAAAGGTTTTCGTAACGATGTAGATTATTTAGATCTTTACTTAAGAAAATACCTTAACGAAGAAGATTTTGAAGAAGCACAAAGATTGTTTGCAGGTGAGGATTTAAACTCATCAGTAACTATCAAAGGTGATCCCGAAGAAGGTTTCCCAGATAGAGTAATATCTCCAGAACAACGTATAGTTGACACTCGTGGTAAAGGTACATACTATCATGGTGCTGCCTCTGAAATAGATAAATTAGTAGGGCCATATGACTCTGACGCTTACTTTGGTAAGGACGGCCCAGGATTATTTGGGTTTGGTTTTTACACTACAGATGATTTAATTACTGCTAATAAATATAAGAAAAAAAATGTTACTAAAGCTGAGTTATCAGAACCTATAGTATACAAAACTAGAGAGCTAAAAGAAGTAAAATTTTATGACTTAGATGCTCCTATGTCAGATACTGTACTAAAAGAAATAGATGACATCATTGAAAGAGATAATTATATTGGTGACTCTTTAGCTGACGCTTTAGCAGATGTAAGTCGAGAAGGTAGTCTAGCAGACTTTTTTCGAGAAGCAAAAGAATATGCAAGGTATAACGATATATATTCTGAAGAATTTGCAGAAAATGCGTTTTTACCTATACAAAGAATACTAGAAAAAGAAGGTATTGGTGGTTACACACATAAAGGTGGTATATATAGAGCCAAAGGTAAAAGAACACACCAAGTTAGAATATATTGGGATCCTGCTAATCAACTACAACTAGGTAAAACTTCTACAGAAACTGCAACTTTACAGGACTATATAGACCTTGCAATGAGAAAAGGTCAGGCTGCAGGAGACCCTTGGATACCAGAAATGGGTATGAGTCGTAGGCAAGAAAGAGCTAACAGACTACGTAAACCAGATCCAGAGGTAAACCCTAATAAATTTAGTAACGAAGAAAGAGCTAGTCAGCGTGTCTCAACAGATACTGACAACCCATACACACAGTATGTAGAAGAAGCTACTAAAATGAACGATATGGGTCAAAGACCTGTAGGTTCTACTAACATGAGTACTAACGCTAGAACCAGACAAATGGCTGGTGACGATCAAGGTTTACGTAAACTAGCTGAAGAAGTCATGGATAGCATTTCAGAAGAGGCTTTTAAACAAATTGATAATGCACAACCCTTTGCAAAAAGGATTGATATGTACTATCAAATGGCAAAAGAAATAAATGAAATTATTGCTATTGGTGGTGATGAAAGTATTAACGCACTAAGACGTTACCTTAACGCAGATCTTGGTACAAAAAAAGTTGATGTGTCTGATCTTACAGGTAGAAAAAACTTTATATTTTGGGATTTTGACGGAGAAAAAATTATAACTATAACACCTCAAATGGCTAACTCTTTGAAGATTGCAGTAATGCACAATCTTAAAAAAGCGTCAGACATAGGTACAGGTGTTACCATGTTACCAAAAGGTGCTAACCCAACTAGACAAGCATTAGATATACTTGATAATCTACAACTTGCTATGGTTGAAATGAAGAAAATATCTTTTATGACTGGTAATGCACTACAGGTACAAAAAGGTATTGGACTGTTTGAACAAGGATCTCGTAAAAAATTAGCAAAAAAACTTAAACAGATTGAGTTAGAAGAAAAGACTTTTACAGAAAATCTAAAAGAATTAATTAAAAAAGGTGATAAAAAACAAGCTCGCCAACTATCAGAGATATATGCTATTACAGATGGTAGAGTAACTTCTCTATCTATGATACAGAATTATCTTAAAAAAAGATTAGGTTTTGGTGGAGAAATCAACGGTCAACGTATTCCATCTCAGGTATTTAGAGAGTTAGCGTCTGTATATTATAATTCTATACTTAGTTCACCTAAGACACCCGTAAGAGCTGTCTTTGGTACAAACTTAATTGCAGTTCTAAGACCATTTCAAATGTGGGCTGGAGCAACATTAAGGCAAGATAGAGCACAGGCTGCTGTAGCAGCTGCAGCTATAGATGGTATAGGTAAAGCATATGCAGATACTTTTAGAATATTTAAGTATAACTGGGATCAAGGTGTACATAATAAACGGTTATCATATACAGGTAGATTTGATTTACCAAGAGACTTAGCTAAGTTTCAACAGTTAGGTAAGTATGCAGAAGAGTTTGGTACACCAGCTGAACAAATGATGTACAGAGCTATAAATCAAATTGTAAAGATAAATACTAACCCTTGGTTCCGTTACTCACAGAACATTATGGGTGCAGGTGATGCTGCAGCTAGAACAGCTTTAGGACGTTTTACAGCTCGTATAAGAGCAGCTCAAGAAGGAGTAGAAAAAGGTATACCTTTAGATAATCTTACTGAATATGCAAGAGCACAGGAGCAAAGATTTTTAGATCAAATATTTACACAAAGCGATGGCAACATGATGGTGGTTACAGATCAGGCAGCTTTAATGGCTGGTCGAGAAGCTACTATGACTAAGGATATAGAAGGTTGGATGAAAGTCTTTGAAACTCTAAGTGGTAATCCTTTAGGTATGTTCTTCTTCCCGTTTGCTAGAACTGGTTATAATGCTTTACGTTTGACTACTCAACATACACCTTTAGAAGTCTTTAGTAAAAGATATAAAGATATTATGGCAGGTACAAACCTAGAAAAATATGGTTTGACTGCAGCAGATTTACCAGCAGAAAAAGCACTTATGGAAGGTAGAATTGCTATGGGTTCTGCTATATTCTCAATGGCAATAATGGGAGCTGCAGCTGGTAATATTTATGGTGACACTCCACGAGATAAGGAAACAAGAGACTTATGGGCGATGGAAGGTATTAGACCTTACACAATGAGAGTTGGTAACACTTTAGTATCTTACAGAGACTTTGAGCCTTTTAATACTATCATTGCAACAGCAGCTAATTTATTTAACTATCAACATGCTTTGGATGAAGATTTGTTTTCTGAGTTTGCAGAGACTGCTATATTTATGATGTCTGCAGCTCTAGTAGATAAATCTATGCTTGCAGGTGTAGAGGACTTAGCTACTGTTTTAGACCCTCAAGGTTTAGAAAGAAAAGGTGGTAGATTATTTGCTCAAACAGCAAGATCTATTTTACCTTGGTCTGGTCTTTTAGGTAGTATTGGTGACTTGCTAGACGCTAACCAAAAAGAAGCAGTAGGTATGTTTGAAATTATGGTTAGACGTGATGCTCTCTTTAAATCTACACTACCTCCTAAGTATGATATATTGTCAAAAGATAGATCTGGTACACCATTCCAAATTCCTGGAAGTAACCCATTATTACGTGCATTTAACTTTATATCACCAATAGCAATTACTAATACCTCTGGAGACCCTGTAAAAACAACTTTATATGATATAGGGTACAATTTACCAGATGTACTTAGAACTTACAAAGGTATACAGTTAACTTCAGCTGAAAGATCTTTGATGACTAAGTATTTATCTATGGGTAATTTACGGTCAGAGTTAGAAAAAGTATTTGCAAGTAAAGCGTTTCAAAACGGATATAAAGAATTTAAAGAGTTGAAAGGACGTAGGCGTATGGGTATTAGAGTAGAAGATCAAGAGTTTTACCAAATGGTACAAAAGGTCTTTAGAAAAGCAAAGAAAGAAGCATATTATAAAATGATAGCAGAGAACCCTGAGCTTGAAGATAAACTAAACGAAGTAGATCGTTTGAAACGACTTGGTGGTACTGGTAATTATGATGCAATAAATAAACTTTTAAATATACCAAAATAACATTGATTATCAATGGCAGTTACAACTAAAAAACTTTTCCCTGCCACG